CAAGGAGTCGAGATATGAGGGTATCTCAATGAGTGTGTATACATGAAAACACATTTTTAGGTACAAAAAAAGGGGCCGAAGCCCCTTTTTACGCGCATAAAAATGCGATTAGGCTGCGCCGGGTGATCCGAATACAGCGCGTGGATCCGAGAATCCAAAGCTGTAACGCTCACGCGCCTTGAAGCGCATGTTGCCTGTATCGAAGTCAGCTTCCATCTGTGTAGACAGAGGAGTCCGCTCGAAGTGGACGAATCCACGAGGTGCGTCAGTCATGAGGAAGAACGCATCTGGATCAGTCAAGAAGTCGTTGACAGCGTAGCCGTCAGGCAACATTCCCATTGAACGGATTGCGTTAACATCATTATCTGCAGTACCAACACGGAGGTTAGATACCATCAGACGCTCTGCTACGAACTGAAGTTGACGTGGAACGATCAACTTAGTACCGCGCAGTGCAACCTTCAGACCACGCTCATCGACGAAACCAGCGATGCTGATTAATGCGTCTTCGAGTGAAGTCTCGTTAAGGTCTGCCGCAGTTGAAGGCTCGTTGGCAAAAGTGCCACCGCTTGTCAGTGGGTGCAACAAATCGCAAAGTGCGCGACCGTCACCACCAGCAGATGCTCCAGCCGGCAAGAGCACGAGTGTAGCGAGAAGAAAGACGATCATACAGATTGTCCTCTACTGCTTCTTCAGTGATCGAGAATGCCAGTGCAATAGTCTCGTGGTTGTAGCGTGCTGTGTACGCTTCTTGTGCGTCGTCAAAGTTGATGGCAGAACCTTCAGACTTTGTTGGTGCACTACCGAAGCCAGACAACATTACTTCTTCTTCAAACGCACGGTCAGAAGATTCCGTAGTGTAGATCTCAGCATGCTGATTTTCATACCGCCCGTACTCCATGCCAAAAAGGGCATTGAGTCCCGGCTCCAGTTCTTTCGCTAGTTGAGCGCGAGAAATAGCCATGTCCTAATCCCCTTTAGTCAATAGCCGTAAGGCCGGTTGTAGAAGGAGTACCCGCAGCAATCGAGCCGTTAGGCGCGTTGAAGTGGTTGTTCAAACGAACAATCATTGGGATACCAGTCGTAGTGAAGTCGCTGTTTTCAACGTCTTCTTGGATGCCCACGATACGGAACATGTGTGCTGCAGTGTCAGCCACAGTCGCTAGGTCAAGTGTCATTGCTGACAGACCAGTCTGAGCTGATGAACTCACACCCACCGAACACACCAAGAACAGAAACAGAACCACCAGCTGCTGCACCGACTGCGTCGATAAAGCCTGTGTTCAGAGGGATTACAAGCGCCCCCTGATAAATCTTGTTTGTGTTGTCTGATGCAATTTCGTAAAGAGTGTAGTTACCGTTACCAGTAGAGTTAGCGCCCTGACCAAACTTTGCAATCGGCTTTAGCCCGAATGCTCCATTAATGTTTGCCATGAGTCTTTACCTCTTAAAAATTACTCAGAGTCGCCTGAGCGACCACCAAAACTTACCCGACTCTGCCTGCTCTGATGCATTGGCATTGAAGGGTGCTGTTCTTTCATCATGTCTTGGTCAACAGCAGTCATCTGCTCGCGGGTCCGGGTCCCGTAATACTCGGCTCTTTCTTGTGCTGTTTCAGCAGGAATTCGGGCCAGCATTAAGCCGCCCTGACCGATAACTCCTGCGTGCTTACCCTCATCAATAACAGGGTAATCATAATCTGGATATTCCTCGGCTCTCACCGGTTCCCATCCTTCTCGTAAGCGAGTATGAACATTCATCTTGTCATCTTCGCCACGAATCGCTGTACGAATCCAACGATGTGCATAGCCCTCTGGGGCTGGTGGGGACTCTAGCCGACTTGGCGGTGCCCACGGTTTTCTGCGCTCTTGATTTGAGCGGGTTTTTGCTGCGCGTGGTGTGCGTGTGTTTGATTCAGACATCTTACTTCTCCTTATCGCTTAACGTACTTGGCATATTCTTCAAGCGGAACATTCAGCCTTTTTGCCATCTGGACTTCCGAAGGAGTAAGCTTGACTGTTCTGCGCCCCGGTTTTCTACGGGAGGCGGACGTGTCAGCCGAAGCGACCTGAGCACTGCTCCCTTTCTGCGTCGAAAAGCGGTTCGGAAATTCCTTACGCATACGACGATCAATCTCATTGTAATAGTCATCTGAAGAAGGATCAAATCCTTCTTCTTCAACTAACTTACGATGAATACCAAAAGCGGCATATGTCATGACTTCGTCCTGACCAAACCACTCGTTTTTTGTTGCCCAATCTTGCGCCCGCGGATCAGGATCTGGTGCCTGTTGCGTTTGCTGAGGAGCCTGCTGTGCTTGTTGCTGTGGCGCCTCTGGCTGACGCTGTACAGACAACTTTTCGTTTTGTTCTTGGCGTTGTTTTGCTAAACGATACCGCTCTTGTTCAATTGAAATGCGGTTTAATGCTTGCTGCGCTTCAAACATCTTATCAACATCGCCACGGTCGTGCGCATCACGATAAGATTGTTTGGCTACACTCAGCTGATTTTCAAGACGCGAGCCGTATTCGTTTAGATACCCTTGATCAAGATTTTGCATTCTTGATTTCATTTGATCGTTTTCTTGCTTAAGCTGCTGTGCAATGCGAACAGCTTCTTCACGATCTCGTTCTTCACGACGGTACTTTTCGGTCAGCTTTTTAATGCGTTCTTGTACGCGTTTGCTGTAGTCGCCTAGCTCTTCGTCTTATCGTGCTGATTACTTCGTCATCATTAATGACGCGTACTTCACCACCATCTATCTTGAACCGTGACCCGGCATATCGGCCAATACAGACCCAATCTCCAGGTTGACACCATGGCTCACATTCCTCACCAAACTTGGCTGAGTCTTTATACGCCAACGGACCAACTCTCAAAACATAAGCAACAACCGTTGATAATGCTTCTCTCTCAACAACCTGATCAGGTAGCAGAATACCGCCTTCGGTTTTCGCTCTGCCTTTATACGGCATCACAAGAATTCGCCAACCCGTGGGTTGCGGTAAACGCTCTATAAGAGATTTATCTAGGAGGGACGGATCTAAAACCCGCTCTTTTGGATCAACATAAGCCTTTTCAACAGGGCTTTCAGTGTCTTTGGGTGTAGCAGCTTGTTTTGCTTCGTCAGCTTTTAAACTAGCTGCGACGTGCTCCGGAACCAATAATGGACTCGACATCGTCTTCACTTCTCTCCAGCAGGGCTTTGATTTCATCAATGGCAAAAGAGACGCCCTGTCGCTCCCCTACCATACTGCGGTACTGCTCAAAGTTTTGCGCAGTGCCGTTTGCCAACTGATCGCGTAAATCATTTTCACGCTCTCGAAGCACTTTATACAGTGCTTGGCTAAATTGAACAACATCCATTATAAAATATCATGCTCCGAGCCATCGTCCGCATCTGTGATTGGGCCGCCTTCAGCCCAGCTATCACAGGTGTGATCCGCGCTACACATAAACTTATACATCTGACAATACCCAAGATTTGGGTTGTTGCCCATCTGGATCCTGTGTAGGAGCAGGACAAGACTTACCGTCTTCGGTCTTCTCCATCTTATCGACAGGCATGCCGCCCATCATAATCGTTAAACTAATCATCGTGCTGCACCATCCAATAAAGTACCAAGACCAACAAACGGTTGCGTTGAAACAAGTGGCTGCGCTACAGGTTGTGCCTCTTGCGGCTGTCCATTCATCGGGTTCATGTTTAATACACCTGAAACTTTCATCTGATTCTGTTGAGGAGCCATTGAAAGATTCGCATTCGTCAATGCCGCGTTGGCGTCTGCCTGCGCGGTTTCGTTAATTACTTGGTCTTGATTCGCTGATTCCTGTTGCCGACGCTGCTGTTCTGCCATCAATGCCATCATCCCAATTTGAGACATCATTGGATTCATCCCCATACCAAATGGGGACATCATTCCACCAATACCAGAAAACAGGCTGCCGTGTGTCATTTCGCACTAAATTGGAACGCCTTGCTACTCCCGCTGACCAAATATCCGCGCTTGGAAACGTCGCCGCGAAGTTTGCGAACTTGCTGCTTGAAGCCCTGCTGTTTGAGGATCATGCCGAGCTTCTTGGTGGTGAGAAAATTGAGCTTGGAGATGTTTTTGATGTAGATGAAGATCTCGGTGGTGGAGAGGAACCGGTCGGTCGGAGATCCGATGCCTGGCTCGAAGTACTCGGCGACAAGCTCGGCCTCCGGTGATGTCTTCCGAAAGTCGTTACTGTGCTCTTCGAGCTTTTTGATGTCCTGTGAGTCGAGCCTGAACGGATAGCCGGATTTGTAGAGGTTGTAGCCTTCGATGAATAAAAGATCCTTGTCGACGGCATTGTACGCCTTATGGTCCACGGCAAAAACATCGATCGGGATCACTCGCCGGTTGCCGGTGTCGTCCTGGAGGACCTCCATGTTGTTGCCAGTGCCGCAAAAGCTGGCCCGCCTGCGTAGGTAGGACAGGCGCCGGCCAAAAGCCAGTCGGACGCGGACCATCTTCATACTGGACAAAGACTTGAAAGCCTCAATGTCCTGGCGTGACTTGCCATCCAGCTCGTCATCGAGGATCAGCATGAACTGGGACATTTGGTAGAAAAAATCCTTGTCTTTTACGATTGGATACTCATTGTAGTACGAATCGAAAGCCTTCGGCAATAGCCTGCGAAAGAACTCGGTTTTCCCCACACCCTGCTTCTCGCCGAGCAGGCACAGGAACAAAGGATTGTCGATCGGATCCGGCGCACAGGCCGTGGCGATCATATTGACAAACCATTTCGTAAAAAAATGCTGGAAGAACCCAGGGTCGAAGTTGTTGCCGGCAAACCCGGAGGTGGTATCGACCGAGTCGCAGAGCGCGGCAATCTTGCCGGTGGGCTTGGCACCCTTGTGCTTTGAGAGAAAATCTGAAACAGGGTCGAAGGCAGGCATCTGATCGGAATTCATAATCGTGTGGACCTGATTTAC